CAACTACATAAATATTATTATTATTAACTGCTATGCCGACAGGTTCTTGAAATTGTCCATCTGCCGTTCCGCTACTCCCGAATTTTGAAACAAAGTTGCCGTTCAAATCAAATTTCTGAACATCATCTCTATTTGAATCAACTACAAAAATATAATTATCATTGGTTGCTATTCCAGTAGGCAAACTAAATTGTCCATCGCCCGCTCCCTCACTGCCGAATTTATCACATCTTCTAATTTGAACAGTTTTGTTTTTATCCGCCTCTATTTTAAATCTTTTGTACGGCATCTTTTTTATGTTAAAATTATATTACTTCCGCTTTCATCATAAAAATATAAATAAACAGGCTGCCCTTTTGCTCCACAAACTATCTCGTCTTCATTATTATAAATATTTTCTTTGTTCGGAGCTTCACCAAATTGAGAGGTGGCATGCATTGCAATTATAGTAACACTTTTAGATGCTGCATTTTCATCAGGGTCTTCAAAAATTAATGTGAATTCTTTTGTAATATTTTCAACATCAGCTGCTCCTTCTTCCTGATAAAAATCTGCATAATCATCCATATACCCTCGCAAAATTGAATCGGCTATAAACATAAATCTATATTTGCCCGTACTAACTAATTGATAAGGGATACATTTGAAAGTGTTTAAAAGATAGCCGGCGTGATACACTTTACAATAAATGTAATCCGGTACTGTCCCTGTATAATCGGCATCTACCAAAAACACTAAAGGCGAATGAACAGGCATAAAATTGCTTTCGCCTTCTATATTATCTTGAAATATTGTTAATGTAGTTATCATTTCTTTAAAATTTCAGTTCGTAATCCTTCTTCAATATTTGCTCCTATTATTTGAGCCAACTCTTTAACTTTATTAAACGAAAGTACATCAGCTAAAAGTTTTCCTGAATTATGGTCGTTAGGAATCTTCCAACCTTCACGTGCTATTTTCCAGGCAACCGCAAAAGGATTTGCATTTATGTTTTTTTGTTTTACCCAATCTTTTAAAAAAGTTGAACCAGCCCAACCTACCCACGCTTTTAATCCATCTTTTGTTTGATTTTTGTTTGGTCTCCGCCCTTTTACCAATTGTTCGGTATATGCCGGAGCGTAAAATTTTATGTTTAATTTTGAATCTGTTTCTTCCTTTTTAAATTCTAATTCACGGCCCCAATTGCCGGATGCTTTTAATCCCATTCTTTCGTAATTTGTACGAAAATCATCTATCCTATTATTTGCCCATGTATTTATCATTGGATAAAAGTTATATTTCCACCTACGAAATCTAAATTAGCATCAAATTGGTTAAGCTCGTAATCTAATATAAGTCCCTCTATATCTAGTTCATTCGTACAAGCAAAGTCAATAACGGCATTACTTAACAAACCCATCAAATCTTTTAATCGGTTGTTATATTTCTGTATAAACGTCTCATCTAATTTTGAAAATGTTGATGCTTCAAATTTGCGTCCCAAAAATATTAATCCGGGATACCTTATTTCTGTAATATGCCCATTTACTATTGTGGGTCTTGCTGTAAAATTAACACCCAAAATTAATTGATTCGTATCATAATTGTTACGGGTAGACTCGTAATTTCGAAAGGCGTTACTGCCTGAAAGGAATGCCCATCCTTTTGAGTCGGCATAATCTTTTAAAGTTCCTATCAATGTGAAATTTTCCATACTCCAAAATTATATGTTTTATAACATAAAATCAATGTTTTTTGCTTTTTATTTTCATTAACCTAAGTTGGTAATCGCTTTCAACTCTCTGGTAGTATAGCTCCATTAAGCCTATCGAATACTTTATTTTTTTCACCTCATCCAATTTAGTAACATCTTCATTTGCCAATTTACGAAGTTGACCATAGTTACCAAATTTATTAAACTCATCAATACCTGCATTTTTTTCATCACTATCAGGATAATATGCTAACAATTCGTTTTCTATTTCGTTAATTCTTTCAATCTCTTTTAAAATATAACTCCTAACCCTGCAAATAGCTGTTAACTTATAATTAACTATTTTTTTAACATCTATTCCTGTTATTTCTTCAAGATAATCTAAAAATTTCATCCAGGATAACCCTTGTTCAATATCATATTGTAGATCCTTTATCAACCCGAAAGACAACTCAGTCATATCTCCTATTTTGAAAATATCCAAAGGTTTGTTAAAAACACTTTTACTATACTTTATAGCGAAGTCGTAGTTTTCTTTTTCTTCAAGCTCAAAGTATTCCTTTAGCGTTATATCTTCAAGTTCTATCATAATATCCGGTGCCCTTTTGTAGTCATTGGTTTTATATTCATTCGTGTATAATATCTTGCTGCATCTAATAAGTGGTTAAAATCATCCAATGGTACTTCTCCTTTTTTATCTAACCACGTCCAATTATTTAACTCTTTTTGTAAGTTATAACTCTCAGGGTCTATTATTATCATCCAGTCCTGAAGCATCTTAATATCATCAATTATTTTGCCTTTTTCTACTGGTTTAATGTTTAAACCCTGCGATCGCAAATCTATAATTGTTCTTGGAGATGCACTTTCTGCAATAATTAATTTATTAGCTTCTGTCTTTGATTTGATTAAATTGGCGAGTTCTCCTGTACTATTGCCAGATTGATATATTTCCTCTTTCCAGTACATCCGTTTATTTTTTCGGTCAATAGCAACCCGAACAAGTGCATCCGGGTCTTTAACTCCAAAATCCAAACCAAAACCATAAGGCAAAGTATTATCAAACTCTCCAAACTTCCAATTTGTTAATATTGCTCCTTCCAACCTTCCGACTTCCCCCAGGCCATAAACACGCCACCAATTTTCATTCCCCTTTCGACTTTCTATTTGTTCAATTATTTTGGCATCAAGATAATAATTATCCTTATATGTCGATTTGATAAAATCATGTTGCTCGTTTGGTATTACTTCTTCATGCACCCAAAACTCGTTTGTCGGATTATAGTCTAAAAAAGTGCATATCCTTGTCCTTATTCTAAGTTGAGTATAAACATCATATTTCAAATGATTGCACTCGTTAAGGAATAATATATCTCTTCGCGGGCCATGAACCTTTGCCAAATTATCAGCGCTAAAAAATTCAATTATTGAATTACCAATACGATAATAAAGATCAGTTTTGTTTTTTATTTTGTCAGGATGAATACCGGCATCAAGTATAATTTTTTCAAAATCACGAATAGCACCTAATTTCAAGTGAGGTAATGCATAACTGACAACAGATATTATTAATGGCTTTTTAGATTTATTTGCAACGATAAAAAGTAATTGAAGTATTGAAAATGTTTTAGAACTTGATGTTCCACCCTGATTAATTATAAGGCTTGTTTTGTTTAAGTAAGATTTTAAATTCTTTGAAAATACCTTAGTCGTTTTCATTTAGTTTTTTTAAATTTTCTGCTGTTTCTCGATCTAAAACTGTTACGTTTATTTTGGTACTCATCGAACCGTCTTTGGAGCTGTGATCTATTTCTGAACGGTCTTTATAATTGTGATGGTTTATAAGCATAAACTTAGTCATTGAAGCATTTAATTTATCAAAACAACCGAATTTATTTAATTTTACTTCTTGTAATTTTTTAGCCTTTTCAATTAACTTTAAAAATGACGAGAATTTATTTTTTAAATATGGAATTAATTCAGGATAAATTTCTGCTCTTTCATGATAGTTTTTAGCATCGGCAATAATAAATATAAACTCTTCAAAAAAAATATTCTCGTCTTCAGCCAACATCCAGTCAAGTAAATCATTACCTAACTTTAAAGCTATTTTTTCAGTCCATATTTCAGCAGCTTTATCACCTTTTTGAAATTGCTTCCCGTCTTCTGGTTTTATATTTTTATTACCGCCTGGCATTACTTTACTATTGTTATTATTTTATCAAAATAATCCTTATAAAAATCAAACATATCTTTTCCTATTGTAATACATCCATTTTCACAACGTGGATTGGTATTTATATTTGCAGATGTTTGCACTCCAAAATAATACTTTTCACCATATCCGGCATATATCTTTGAATGATTCCTAAATACTGCAATTCGTCCGCACTTATGTTTTTTTATTAATTCGTTTATTTTGCTCCATTCAAAAGGATAAGATTTTGGAAATATTTCACCTAAATAAAAATCAACTTTTTTTAACAAGCCTTGTTCTATCCATTCTTCTATTTGCATTATATCATCAGAAGCCATACACCAGGTTGATAAAAGTAGATAATCTAATTTTTGTTGTCTCAATATTACTTTCAAGTATGATAAGCTGTCAACGTCTCCGGCTGTAATAAAATTATATTGATACCCGTCTTTGAAATCTTCTAATCCTACCAAGTCCAATAATTGAGTTTCTGAAAATGCTTTACGGTATATGTTTTTTGTTTCTCGCACCAAGCATTCAGAACGCCTACCACGCTTATTTGATTTTGGCTTTTCAACTTCTTTTTTTATATCAAAACTACATTCAAATCCCATACTGCAAATATAAGTTAATTTAATTACAAAGTCAAATTCCCAAAAAATAACATATCATTCCAAATATCCAAAGTACAATAAATATGGCTATCATTACAAAAGCTAATACAGCTAATTTTAATAGTAATCGTTTCATAGTTCTACGTTTTTTAATTTTAACTGGCCGTTTGTTTTTTCGGCTAAATCTTCTAATGTCATATGTTGCTCAATTTCATCCCAGCTTTTAAAATGGCCACCCAATACCTTATATTCAAATGATTTCCATATCAAAACCTTGTTGATTAATTTAACTTCATCCGATATTACTTTCTTTTCAACTTTTTGCCACTCTTCAAAATCATTATCAAACTGACTAATATCATTTGTACCGTCTAAGTTTTGATATGCTGATATTTTAGGCTTTTCAATCTCGTTAATAAACATTTCTTTTCGAAGAGGTTGCTTTAAAAAATTGTTATAAGATAAAACAAAATTGTATAATTGAGATTCTATCTCATAGCTCATACAACGTTGATCTAATCCTAAAATTTTAATTATTTCTTTTTCAGTAAAACTTTCAAGATAATCAATAAATTGGCTTAATGTATATAGTTTTTTTATTTTCATAGCTTTAATTTTAATAGGTTAATTTCTTTAATTTGCTTTCGTGTATCGGGATAGGATACCGCTTTTAATCCCGTACATTTCATATTTTTAACGTTGTGTGCCATTAATCAATATCAACACCGATAAGCTCATGAGTTTCATAATGCCCATTCATCATCCTGTTAACGTGTTGTTCATTATCTGTGTTTTGTATATTCAATTTCTTAATTAAATAATCACGCAAATCCTGTTTATGTGCGAATATTTTAGATACTTGCGAGCCACCATAACCATTGTCCTCATAAATTACATATACGTTCATAGTTCAAAATTTAACGGCACACAACATTGTATATAGTTAATGCGCCAAGTTAGGTCGGTGCTTAATTCAATCATTTGTGGTAGGCGCACTAACCATATACCTACCGTTAGCGGTAAGTTTGCCCTACATATCGGTGTCCCAGCAATCTTGTGAGCAAAATTCACCCCATCCTTTTTCAAATGACTTTTTGCAAACAGGGCAAACCTTTCGCTTCGCACCGCTAACATTTTGTATAGGTAATGTGTTTGCGCTCGTATCAGCACCATTCGCTAAGTCATGCAATCTAATGAAGCCACTCCAAGCAATTGGTTGTGTCCAATCTTCATCGCCATCACACTGCAACATTCCATCTTTAAAGTATGCTGTAATCATATAGCCATTTTTGTTTTTCAAAAGAACTCTTTCCATGTTAAAGCCCTTGCACTCTGTCATCGGTCTAAAATCGCTCATTATTTCGTTATTTAAAGTTTATATCTACGTTCAAAGTTCGTGCGTAATTTCGGGAACACACTACCCATACAATTTACCGTTACCGCCCATTTAAGGACGCAAAGAGTCGAGCCATTCTTTAACCTTAGCTCGTAGTTCGTTTACTTTATCTTCGTGCTTTTTAGGCATTCGATTTTTTGTAATAACTGAGCGAGAACCTGCCAGTTGTCGGCTAAGCTCTCCCCAGTTTATTAATTTGTCTATATCTTTAGTATGCATAACTTTTAAAATGATTTAATTGTATTTTTGATTTTTCTTGGTTGAACAGCCATGTCTTGACGAAAATCAAATAATATGTTTTTTCTGCTTCATAGTCATCTTCATCTGTATCAACGTATTCAAAAACCTTGATTTGGCTTTTTGGCAACCACAAATTACAATCTTCAACCTCGTTTTTAGCATAAGTTCCAATTTCGTTAAACCCAGTCAAAAGGATTGCCATTTCTGTTTCTTTTGAAAAATACCATCCGTAATCGGTCACCATCTGGTATCCTGTAATTCCAAGTCTTTTTTTATCAGCAGATTTCAAAAATGGCTTTCTCATTTCCTGCGCTTGTTCTGCTGTAATCTTTATAGTTTCCATCGTATTACGTTTTAAATTCTATTCAAATATACAACTTTTGTTGTATTCTACCAAATTATTTAGCACTTTTTTACAACAATAGTTGTTATTTATATTTAATCTAAAGAACGCAAAGAAAAAAAACGGGCGGTAACACCGCATAAAACCAATAAAGGTTTAATCGGTAATTTAATCATTTTAGCCCGTTCAAACTGTTGTGTATTTTGATAGTTCATCTCTCGCATTCCTTTACTGGTCTTATGCAAAACGTTAGGCACAATTAAATAGAAGTGCAGCAATCCCATCCACATTCTATCACTCTGTTACCATGTTCGTCTTTAAAACCGTATCCTCTCGTGTCGTCAATATCACATATTTCAACTATATCCCCTTTTGGGAAATATCCAGCCATTGAATCAACTTTCTTGGTTAACTTAACTTTGTCACCAACTTTAAATTTTTCTGTGTAATTTTTTGTATAAGCCATAATTAACTGTGCCTAACAATGTATATAGCAAATAGCCGTGTTAGGCGTTTTAGAAACTATCTGCTGGTTATTAATATTTATATCTTTGTTCATCGTTCGTGTTCGGCTACTTGCCATATACTTAACGTTGTACCCCATTTAAGGACGCAAAGAGCGACCAGAAACAGTTCCTACTTCACAGACCTGACTAACGCCAGCATCTCCATAGGCTCATCGGGCAGTACCTGCCCTGATTTATTTTTAGGGTTTAGCGCAAACTTTAATATGTTATTTGCTGCCAAAATATCCCTTTGGTTAATTGTTCCACATTCAGAACACACCCATTCTCTGTCGGATAATTGCAAATTTTTGTTTATTGCTCCACATCCACACATTTTAGAACTCGGTTCAAAACGCCCTATTTCTAAATAGTTTCCGCCTTGTTCTGCCATCTTGTATTGAAGCAAGGTGTAAAATTTACCAAGTCCTAAATCTGCAATTGATTGAGCAAGTTTGTGGTTTCGTAGCATTCCAGAAATGTTTAAGTTTTCACACGCAACCGTATCATACTGTTTGGCTATCGCAGTAGTGGTTTTGTGTAAAAAATCTAAGCGTTGGTTCGCTATTCTTTCGTGTAATCTTGCTACTTGTAAATTTGCTTTCTTTCTATTTACACTTCCTTTTTGTTTTTTACTTGCACGTTTTTGAAGCACTTTAAGCCTTTGCAAGTTGTTTTTTAAATGCTTCGGATTTTCTATTTCAGTCCCATCAGATAAAGTTGCAAATGTTTTTATTCCAGTATCAATACCGACCGCATTTGTTTTGGATATTGGTTTTTGTTTTACCTTAACATCAGGCAATTCAACTGTAATTGAAATAAAGAACTTTCCAGTTGGTGTTTTCTCAATGGTTGCAGTCTTTATTTTACCGTCAAATGTTCTACTAATCTTGGTTTTTATCCAGCCAATTTTATTTACTGAAACTTTATTGTTCACAAAATCAACTTTTGTGTTTTGTGGAAAACCTACCTTATGCGTTCCTTTATGTTTGCTTTTAAATTTTGGGAATCCTTTCTTTTGCTTAAAAAAACGAGTAAAGGCTTTGTCCATATTCACAATTGACTGCTGCAAACTTTGAGCAACAGACAATTTTAACCAATCATATTCAGGTTGTTTCTTTAATTGTGTAAGTTCGGTCATTAGGGTAAAGGCAGATACATTCTTTTTCTCTGCCTGATATTCTTTGATACGTCTATCCAATGCCCAATTATAAACAAAACGAGCATTCCCAAGCATTTGATTTATCTGCTTTTCTTGCTCCTTATTTGGATAAATTCTATATCGAAATCCCTTTACCATAATGCAAATATACAATAATTATTTTAATTTCTACACAGAAATATAAATTTGTTTAGATGAAGAACGCAAAGATAAAAACGGGGTACAACATACGCTATGTGCAATTTTGCCGCAGGCGCAACACAAAACTACACATAGCTACAACGTTATGCCCCATTTGAAGAATGATGCGTACCATTTACCCTTGAATCAATTTATTTTCAAATATATCCAATCTTCCTTTGTGAACTTCCCTTATCTCACAAGAGGCAAAAGGTGTTTCATCAAGTGTCGAGACTTTCGCTTGATTGTCTTCCTTGTTTCTTAGTTCTTCAGCTATTTTCGCGGCTTTGACCATTGCTTCACGATCATTTCTTGCATAAACATACATGTCAAGTGTCAAGGTGTATCTTTTTTCTTTCATAATATTTGTTTTTAATTATTTTGTTTATTTATAATGATTTTAAATAATGCAAATTAATCTTTTCCATATATTGGATTAAAAGCACCCCCCGGCTTCCACTGGTCGTTTGAATATCCAGTTAATTTTTCTGTACTATTTTGCTTATTTGCTTCCATTTTGGCCTTTAGCATGACCATATATTTTATATCGTCTTTATTTTTTTTTCTCAATTTTGTTAAGCTCATAAAATTTGCTTTCCAAAAGTCATCCTTCCTTGCCCATTTCACGACTTTTTTTATCGTTTCCGGGGTATATTTATCAATTCTGATTAACTTCTCAATAGTATCTTTCCAGTTTTCTACCTGATTATCCGTGTTTGGTTTTGTCTCATCAGGAAAATCATTTATTAATTCATTATATAATTCATTAACTTCATTACTAAATTGTTTATTTTCATTTTCTTTACTTTTCTTTACTTTACTTTCCTTTACTTTACTTGCATTGCTATCGCTATGCACGGGCAATGCATTTGTATCTGCATTTGCATATGCTTTTGCATGCTCCCAACGCCTAATTGCTGCCTGTCTTGCTCTTTCTGATTTCTCTAAATAAGGTTGCAAATAATACATTAATTTAGAACTGAAAAAATTGTCCTTTTCTATCGTAAATAAATCAAAGTCATTGATAACTGACATTATTTTTTCTTTGCTTGTATGCCATTCATAAGCCAAATCTTCAATGCCATTTATCGGATATTTAAAATCTGTTTGCTCTCTTAACACCTCAAGAAGCATCATATAAATACCATATCCCTCAATGCCTAAAACCCTTCTTACTTTTATGATTTTTGAATCATTTCTTGCATTGCTAAAATGTGGAAAATAATACGCGTCTTTTTTCATTGTCTTACTTTTTTTATA